CATTGCAATTCTTTTAGTCTGGCCGCCCAATTTTCGTCGGTAAGACTGTCGGGGTCGATTCCAAGAAAGTAACGTATTTGCACGTCAGAAATACGTATCCAATCCTGTTCATCGACCCCGGCGGCCTCTACAGTTTTACCAATTCAGCTTCTTTGGCACCGATCAACTCGGCGAGTTGTGCGCCGATGGAAAGGAATAAGTCGTCACGGGTAAGGATCACATCATCTCCACCCAACCAGCATTCTTTTGCAAGAACCTCGTTAAACTTGATGGGATTGGTTTTACCGGCTACACTGGCGTACCCTACCGACTTACGCGATGGACGTTTGAAGAAACCCTCAAACTCTTCAATACTTAACTTGAAGATATCGCCATGCGTTTTCTTCCATTCTTCAATCTGCTGTTTCGTTATTTTTGACATGAGTTCAATTGTTTTTAAAATCTATTTTAAGCGATCTGATGCATCACCCGAAGAGCGATCCAGGGAAGTGTTACTTCCATGAACTTATCACCCTGTTTCATCTCCTTTGCGGATTCTGTAAACATGATGCTTACGATCTTGTCGGTGATCAGGGTGTCCCCGTTGGATGGATTGCCATAAGACAATATCCCATCCAGCTTAAGGTTAAGGATGGATCCTTTACCTTCAGCAATCAGGGTCTCAAGTTCACTTTGGGTGACAGAAAACTCACCTTCTACAGCATGGTTTCCTGACTGGATTGAGTGCCCGTACCTGCCTTTGGCATGTAATGCTTCACGCTCAATCTTTTCGGAGTATTTCCATCCCCGAATACCAATAATGTCACGCCCACCCAGGTTCAGCGTACCATCGGCATATTCATATTGACGACTGTCCATTGTAAAAGGAATTAAAGGTTACTTTTTCTTGTAAACGTATCCGTAATTTCGGATTGTGCCGGTTGCATAATGAGTGACAGCATAACGATAGTAAGGCAAGGTCAGTTTCTCCGCAATAGGCCAGATGAATGTGGCATCAGTAGTTAGAAACCTGACTGTCTTAAATGTAGTTGGGGCTGCTGCAGTATACGAAATGATATCTGCGTAAGCGGAAGATCCCAGATCCACGTAATTGGTTCCGTCAATACTGCCCTGGATCTTCACATAGGTGCTGTCAGACGCTCCGAGCTGATGATCGAAGATGTATGCAAAGGATCCCTGTACAAGATTGCTCTCAGCTTCTGGAATAGGGAAATACTTAGTTTGCGCTCCATGCAGCGTATCAACTGCACCGGCCATAATTGTCACCTTTTGGGTAAACCCGGTAATGGCTAAGACCGATAACATCAGGCAAAAAACGATTCTTTTCATGTTCTTAAAGTATTTGGGTTAAACTGTTACTGCTTTGAAACCGAGATACACGTCAATGTATCTGCTGTATCCGAATGGACGTACACGAACCTTGATATTGATTCGGGAAGTGCTCACCACGTTTTGTGTGGCATCAATATAACACTCGACGCCGCGATCATTCGGATTGGTGATATCGGAAGATAACTCCCGGTTGGCTGTCATTTGAAGGGCAATTGAATTCTCGACCTTTGCCTGCCAGCTTTTAACAAGGGGCACCTGGAGTGTTCCATCCTCATTGACCGGAATCTCGTCCAGGAGTTCTTCCAAAAGAGTGTCGTATGCGATACGATATGCCTTATCAATGGTTCGCCGCGCAGTAAGAGACCTGTAATCGTCTGTTACTTTGGTGCACAGAATATCATCAGAGAAGAAATAACCATTACGACCAACGAAGGTGCGAAGAGTGATGAAGCCTTTGTCATGAATTGATCCTGGATCTGCCTTCTCAACACTCTTGTCTTTGATGAAAGCAACCAACGAAGCAATGGGTCCGTCTTTCACACGGCCAATGTTGCGCATGACCGGGACAGATGCAATGCGACCGGCAATCATTCCCATACATGCATTCCCACTGTTCGTTACGGTATCTCCAATGAAAATACCTACGCGATTGTAAGCACTGGCGGTCTGGTCTGTAAGATCTGAGGCAACTCCCGTATAACTTCTCCCTTCGATAATGACAAACAGTGGAGCCATCAGCGTTGTAGTTGCCCACTCAGCCAATGCCTGGGCTTTAACCTGAGCCGTGTATACATCGTCATCAATGGCATGAGTGACGGTGGGAGCATAACCCGTAGCCGGCGTCCTGGTTGCAATAAGTCCGCGTAATCTTCCATTGGCAGCCTGGATGAGAGCCTTAGCATTGGTGGTGATGGTTACGTCCAACATGTCCGTCAAAGGAACCGTATCCGCAAAAGCCATGAGCCATACTTCAGTGCCATCACCGGCCATTGTAAAGAAGTTGGAAAAGAACTTCACGATGTTGGCATTGTTTACGGCAGTTATGCCCAGGTTATCCAACAGATCTGTGAAATGCTTTATGACATAAGCAGTGCCCAGGGCAAACGTGTTAGGTACGGCGACACCATTTGCCAGCACTCCAAGAACACCATCAGGAGACGGTATAACCGATCCCAGTGCTCCATTTTCAAAATAGATTTTAACGCGTGGAAGCATATTAAACCTCCTCTTTTTTAATGGTTACAACCTTTTTTTCCTCCAGGCTTTCAGCATGAATACGGGCATGTTGTGGTTCAATGAAGGCAGTTCCGTCCTCAGTGAAATGAACCTCATCCACCTTATGGTTGGCGAATACCTCTTTGGCCCGTTTATGGAACCTGGAACTGTCACTCGGTTTCTTCTCCTTTTCTTGCAAAGGTTTCACGGGCGCAGTATCAGGCGAGGTTTTTGTGTCTGCAGGAGGATTCTTCACTTCATCGACCTTTGGCTTTGCAACCGAAGGCGTTTCCTTCTTAACATTAGGAACCTTTGGTACATTATCGTTTTTCGTTGTCATTGAGTAAGGATTGATTATTGTTTAAAGCGTTATCAATTGGTGTTGAATTATACAGCATTTCCGTTTTTTTTGCGGAGTCTTTGTTTGATGAAAAGAAGTAATTTAACACTGTTCCAAATGCCATGATCCATGCTCCCCAAAGCTGATCTACCAATCGCTCATTACTCTTTGGAATATCATGTGTTATTGTGAAATACATTAGCAGAATAAAACCAATCACTACCACAATAGCGAGGCCGTATTGAAAATAATCTTTGAAGTCTATTTTCATAAAAAGAATTTTAACTTTGATTTTATGAGTCCAAGAATCAACGAGACAATGGCAACCAACCAGGCCAAACGCCCCGTCCATATACACCCGATATCATACCAGGGCAATGGTTTTGGCGGAATAATGGTAGTTGACTGTTTGAATCTTCCTTCAAAATAGTTAGTAAGTCTGATGGCGTTCTGAAGCCTAACCTGAAGGGTTGTGTCAACCTGGATAAGATCATGATAAAGGATGCCATCAATCACCTGTGCCCAGGAACGAGCATAAGAAGTGATCAAAAGTGATTTATCAGTGTTCATCAATCCTATCAAGGAATGGATAGAAGTAGTTTCTCCTTTCAGAGATAGTTGCTGATTGAGATAACTGATCACCTGGGTAAGTTTTGTTATACTGTCTGGCAGATGCAGATCCTTGTTTCCCTTTTTCTGATCACCCTTGATTTTAACATCGGCGGTCGTGTCCTTATACTTCGTATTGGAATTGGAGTAAGAAGAATCCGAGCGCGTACCAGAAGGCGGCATCACCTTCTGACTACAGGATCCAATAATGATTATGAGTACTATGAATATCAGGTTTCTCATACGATGTTTATTTCAATCATTTTGGCAATCTTTTTGAGCATCGCGGCATAACCCGGAGCTGATGCGTAACCGGCCTTAGCTATTTCATCAATGAACCGGTACGGATCCGTGCATACCATCATTGCGCTGTGATATCTTGGATTGCGGATAAAGAACTTCGCATGATCTGCAAAACACTGTCCAGGAGTTTCGTACTTGCGGAAGTAGTCCTTCACGATATACTTGAAATAAGGCACCCCACCGATTGTGCATGGAGTAATGGAGAGTATCTCAGGGAACTTCAGGTCAAACCTTCGTGAGTATTCTGTCGTTGTAATCAGCTGCTCGTTACCATTGACACCGTCAGTATCCTTGACACCAAAGAATGCGTTTCCCGGAGCATGCTCACCCCATCCTGACTCCAGGGCTGCCTGGGCCAGTATCGAAATGGATGAGATACCACTTTCATTCTGTGTTTGCAGAGCGAATGGGTAATATTTTTCGGTGAATTCTTTTGGTTTCAATGATTATCCTTTTTTATTGCAAATAGGGCAACTGTCTTGATTATGTTCAACCTGACGAATGCGTATTGTGTGATCATCGAGTCTTTTAACATGAGAATCAATTTGCCCTTTCATCATTCTGATATCGCCGTCCTGTTTAATGAGATTAACATTGAGGGTATTTAGGCTTCCGTTCATTTCTTCCATCTTATCAACCACTTTATTGATTCCCCAGCGAAACAAAAACCCAAGGATAAACAGCAGTATTCCAAAACATCCCCAGATCAACTTGATTTCAAAATCAGTCATAGACAAGTTTAAAAGAAGGGCCTGGCGCATGCAACCTACATACAAGTCATCCAGGCCCTTTCGGCTATCGAAGGGTTATTCTTTCGGTGAATATATGGATGCGAAGTACTTAGTCCGCAGTGGCAGAGCAATGAACCTCTGTTGGAAGTTGACGATATCGCCCTTATTTGCCGGATCCTTGAGCGTATAGAACATGTCAGTGGTTCCCATTGCCTTCATCACTTCATCCTTAAAGAATGCGAATGATGCTAAGGTATCCGTGTTAGCAGTGACAGCTCCAAAAGCACATTTACCACCGGTAGATGCATTATACTTAGGAGTTGCCGATGTCCTGCGGAGTTGGAATGAGAATAACTGGCCACTTGTCATCACTGACTTATACATTGTCAAATCCTGAAGGATCAAATCAGCTTCATGCTGCGGGTTAAGTACCAGGATTCTTCCGTCTGCCGGAACATCCATGTCATTAAAGGCTGTGAAGAGCTTTAAAACGTCTTCGAATTTCAGTTTACGTCTGCCGTTGGCAACATCTCCGGATGCAGTTAAAACAGGGGTGAATGCGCTATCAGATAACGGTGCATAATTCCAGGCAGCAAGTTTTATGGATGCTCTTATTAATTCCTGCTTATGACCATAAAGGACTGATGCCATCTTATCATATGCCAGCTCCATAAGCTCTGCATTACGAACTACGGTACTGGTAGTGTCAAGTGTTTTTAACGCAATATCATGTGGAATATCAGTGCGGGAACTTACAGCGATTGGGTATGATGTATTGTCGATCAAAACATCAGGAGATGCGCCCACTTCTGCCAGGTTGATTTTGTTATATTCAACCAGGTTACTCATATCGCGGGCATCTTTGATAAAAGATCCATCCGGATAGAAATTCTCCAGCAGGATGTCGGTCCAGACTTCTTTCTGTAATCCAGCCATCAATAACCCGGATGCCTGGGGAACGAAGGAAAGAACGGTGCCCGATACAAGGGCGATACCAGCTGCAGCGATGACCGGAGCACCCAGGACAGCTGTGATCATAAGGGCAACAATGAAGTTAAACGTCAGGTTGCCGAGTTTCAAATACTTTCTCATTGGATTTTACGTGTTAAGGTTAATGTTTCGGTTTGTATTCTTCCTTCAGTTTCTTGAAGCCATCGGGATCATCGATGCTCATCTTGGTGAGACCCTTTGGATCTTCCTTTGACCACTTGATATAATCCCATTCCTCACGACCTTTTCCTGTGGCTGCAAGTTTGGTCTTGTCTGAAAAGGTTTCCTTTGGCGGCATGGCAGCGAGCATGTCCTGGGCCATCTTGAGGTCTGAAATGGCCAGCTTCACAAAACTTTCTTTCTTGTCTGCAGAAATGCGACCTTCCTTGATGGCACCATCAACCAGGGAATTGGCCTGGGACTCTACCATCGTTTTGATTTGTGTTTCTGCCTTGATTGCTCTTGCAGAAAGCTCCATAATTGCAGCATTCAGGGCTTTTGATTCCGGCTCGGTTGTGAGTCCCAGGATCACGGCAGCTTCAGCCGATAACAAGATCTTATCCATGATGGTTTCTTCGTTTTTGGTTTTGTTAATTAGAGTGTCTATGCTTAATTTGATTTCATTTCCTGATAATTCATTGCCGGTGGATGAATAGAGTTTAAGCGATAAGGCATTGGATGGAATGCCTACAACAGATCCTTCCAACAGTTCTGATTCGGTAACTACCGGCATCATCAATTTACCGGCAATATCCCTCAACTCTGCTGACTCCGGATTAATACCCAGGGATGCACCCTTTAAGAAACCACGATCAACCTTTCCTTCAATCTTCTTTGCCTGGTCATCCTCACCATCGAAGATAGCATCACCAAGCAGCTGCGCACCTTCTATGCGAAGGTTCTCCCATTTGCCAATAACAATCTTCGGGTCATGATCAAACAACATCACAGGATTGTCTTTGAAGCGATCAAGATTAATCCCCGCATTGAGAAGGATAAACCCGTGATTGTTAACCTTGGTCTCGTCGTTAAGAATGAATGTTTTTGCCATCTTAAAATTGAATGTCGGGGCAAACATACGTTTGCTGTTATCCCCTTCCAAGAAAGTGTCCAAGCGTTCGAAAGAACTGTACAATGCTTCAAAACTTCCTTTTAAAACAGCTTTCAATCCATCATTTTTGTGAAAAAACAATGACCGGAAAGATCAAATCGCGCTCGCCGGAAAAATACGAGTATGCCTATCTTCTATACATGCAGAAGGTTGATCAAAAACAGATCTGCAAACGCGTAGGGGTGTCTGAGGCCACCATTGGCGCATGGAAGAAAGGTGGTAATTGGGAGGAAAAACGGGCGGCTCGTACCATATCCCTGGATGACCTGATGCAAAAGGCACTGGTTAAGATCTCTGAAATGCTTGACAGCAATGATTTCTCAGCTGATGCATTCTCAAAGGCAGTAAAACAACTCAGAGAGTTAAAGAGTTCGAACACGATTGATGATGACCTAAATTGCTTCATGTCCTTCCAGGATTACCTCATTCAGCAAAGGGGCAATTACAAGGAACTCACGGACGACTTCATGAAGCTGATCTCAAAGTACCAGGATATTTACATTCAATTCCGTTTAGGAAGTGGAAAAGTTACGGGTCAATAAAGATTTAATCCTTCGCTGGAGGCAAAGAATTGAGTGGATACAAACCCACACCTTTGCTATCTCAGACACTCCACAGGAGCGTGATCAACGTATTGATCGGGCGCGCAAAGACTACGCGTTTTTTGTCAAGACCTATTTCCCTCAGCTGGCATCAAAGAAATGTGCCAGGTTTCAACTGGATGCTGCCACTTACCTGAAATCACATAAAGAGACCCGTGCCCTATTCGAATGGGCACGAGGACATGCAAAGAGTTCCCATCTTTCTCTGCTCATCCCTCTTTGGCTAAAAATCCAGAACCCTCGCCAAATTAGGGTTATGATTTTAGTTTCAAAGAGTGAGGAGATGGCCATTCGGCTTCTTTCAGATCTACAAGCAGAACTTGAGTTTAACCAGGCATTCATTCATGATTTTGGCGAGCAGATCCAGTCTGGCAGTTGGGCCGATGGTGAATTTACTACCAAAGACGGTTGTTTCTTCATTGCAGTAGGCCGAGGTCAATCGCCCCGTGGTTTGAAATACAGGGGAAAGCGTCCGGATTACATCATTGTGGATGATATCGATGATGATGAACTTATCCGCAATCCAAGACGAATCACCGAAGCCCTGGATTGGATGCTCACTGCCCTGGTGGGAACAATGGAAATGGGTCGTGGTAGATTTGTGATGGTAGGAAACCGTATTGGCAAAGACAGCATTCTAAGCAGATTTGCATTACGCCCCGGAGTCCACCATACTATCATAAATATTCTGGATAAAAAGGATATTCCTGCATGGCAAGAAAATTACTCTCCGGAAGAGATACAGAGGATGAGGGCATTCATGGGTGAACGAAGGTTTCAAAAGGAATACATGAACAATCCTATCAATGAAGGCTCAGTATTCCAAAATAAACATATGCGTTTTGGGCCTATGCTGGATCTGAAATTGTACAGGACTTTGATCTGTTATACCGACCCATCATTTAAACACTCAGTAACCGCTGACTTTAAAGCAACAATGCTGGTTGGCAAGACACCTGAAGGAAGTTATCATGTCATCAAAGCCTATGCTGATCAAACATCCGTTTCCCAGATGGTCATGTGGCATTATGACATGGTGAATTATGTCAATGGTCGTGTACCGGTACTGTATTATATGGAAAGTAATTTCCTGCAGGAACTTTTACTGGATGAGTTTCGTAAGGTCGGCAATCTATGTGGCCAGCAGATCCCCATCCGGGGAGATGCACGGAAAAAGCCTGATAAGTTTGCCCGAATTGAAGCCATGCAGCCATTGTTTGAACGGGGGCTGGTCTTGTTCAATGAAAAGGAAAAGGACTCCCAGGGAATGATAGTGCTGCAGGAGCAACTCTTAATGTTTGAAAAGGGAAGTAAGAGCAAGGATGATGCTCCGGATGCACTGGAGGGATCCTTCTGGATTTTATCTCAACGCTCCCGGTCTTCCAATGCACAATTTACAGTTGGATTTCGTGAAAGTCGTAAATATTAAACAATGAAACAAATCAGAAGAATCGTAGCAAAAATACAGAAGACAGTTTTTGATATTCGATTGAGAAAAGCTATCAAAATAGCCAACCGTGACTCCCGGTTATTTGGCACACGACTGCTTGTAATTGCTTTTGAAGGTGTACCACGGGTTTATGAAAAACAGAAACTCAAAGCATTGATCAAGCAGGGTTATTATGTCAAAGGAACGACAATTCAGGAGCTTGAACGAATGGCATATCACATCACTAAATAGGAAATTATGTTTTTAGACGCGGAAGAATTAAAGTCTGTCGCTTACGATTACCAGCTGAACGAGATTATTGAAGAGGATGAGAGTATCCTCCATATGGCAATTGATGCTGCAGTGGAAGAGATGAAAAGCTATCTATCTCCTAATAAAGACAGCTTGGTGCGTTATGATGTCACGGTAATTTTCGCAGCAACCGGAACTGACAGGAACCCATTGATCCTTGAACTGTGTAAAAGCATCGCTCTTTGGTATATCTGTCGGTTATCCAATGTGGATATCATTCTGGAGAAAGTAAAGGATCGTTACGATCGTGCCATCGACTGGCTTGAGAAGGTATCCGGCACAGGAAAGTCGTCCGGATCTTCTTCAATCTCCCCCGGATTGCCCGTACTTCCCGATCCAGACAGTAACGGAACACTTCCATTTAGATCGGGTAGCCGCGAGAAGTTCAATCATGAGTAAATGTTCACTGAAATGACATCAAATCTTCGAGTACAAAGATGAAAAAGAGAAAACCGCCCGTTGGTATCACAAACTTAAAAGCCACCCCAAAAACGCAGCAAGTAGGCTTAGCGCGAAGGGATGGATATTATTCCCAGATCGCGCCCAAAGCAATCAGCCAGGCACGTTCCGACATTGCTGTATGGAAAGCGGCATTACGTCAGGCGATGTCAATAGAAGCCCCCAAGCGGATCAAACTGCAGAACCTGTATAAAGATATCATGCTGGATGCTTTTCTGACATCCCAGATCGAAAACCGATGTCAGCAGACCCTGGCCTCTAAGTTTACCCTCAAGGATCAAAACGATACCATCAATGAAGAAGCCACAACCTTTTTAAAATCATCGCGCTTTTATTATGAGATTGTAAGAAACATCCTTGACTCTGTATTTTTTGGAACCACAGTAGTGGAACTCTTATCAGATATCTCCGGGATTCGTGTAATTACCATCCCACGAAATAATATCATCCCGGAAACCGGTCAGTTGGTCTTTGACGAAACCAATGATACCGGAATCCCTTTCCGTACAGTAAAAGAATATGGAACCTGGCTGCTGGAGTTTGGATCGGTGGATAATTACGGATTACTCAATAAGGCCATTGCACACGTTCTATTTAAGAGGTTTGCACAAAGCTGCTGGAGTGAGCTGTGCGAGATCTATGGGATTCCTCCCAGGTATATGAAAACCAACACTCAGGATCCAATCATGCTTGCCAGGGCTGAGCAGATGATGCGTGATATGGGTGCAGCTGCATGGTTTATCATCGATGATACAGAAGATTTCCAGTTTGCCGATGGTGCAGATACCAACGGTGATGTTTACGGTAACCTCATACGGTTATGCAGCAATGAAATATCGTTATTGTTCAATGGTGCCGTGATTGGGCAGGATACCAAGAACGGGAATGAAAGCAAGGAAACCATTTCAATCGGTATGTTCCATGCCCTGGTGAATGCTGATAAGGGTATGGTGGAGTCGTATTTCAATAACCTTATCATTCCTGCATTGTTTAGGATCGGAGTTATTCCTGATGGTCTTGTCTTTTCGTTTGAGCCGCAAAAAGACATCGCATTGCTGTGGGGAATGACAAAGGATGCCATGCAATACATGGAGGTGGATCCGGAGTGGGTAAAGTCTGAATTTGGCATTCAGGTACTCGGTAGCAAACAAAACCCCCAGGGAGGATCCGGTTTTTTCCAGTAAGCCCCTTAAAGGGGCTGCACGCACAGCTGCATAAGGTCTACAATACCGGATGTGATTGTAATTCGATCATTACATTATCTGCCAATCAGAAGAAAAAAGCTGTCTTTAACAAGAAGATATTTGACCAGGCTATTGAGCATGTCCATAAAGCTGGAAAGTACACTGCGATGATGATTAAGGACAAGCCGGTTAAAAACCTAATCAAGGAAACCCAGCGCGTAATCAATAATGCAGTCAATACAGGCTTGAAAGACAACCTTCCACCACAGGAAATGATTGACAAACTCAATAACGATGTCTTTGTCTTTTCTGCTTGTAAGACCCATATTCAACTGAAAGAAGTATCTACCAAACTGGTGGATGATAATGGCAAGATCAGATCCTATCAGCAGTTCAGCCAGGACGTATTATCCATCCATAACCAATACAATGAACTCTACCTCCAGACTGAGTATATATTTGCTATCTCTTCTTCGCAGATGGCTGCAAAATGGATGGATATGGAAAAGGATGACGACAGTTATAATCTCCAGTACCGAACAGCCCAAGATGACCGCGTGAGAGATTCCCACAGGGCACTACAGGGCATAACCTTACCTGTGTCAGATCCATTCTGGAGTCTATACTATCCTCCCAACGGCTGGAGATGTCGCTGCACGACGGTCCAGGTGCGCAAAGAGAAGTACCCTGAGAGTGATCCCGTTGATTCAATAAAGAAGGGAGAAGAAGCCACGACAGAGATTGATTCCAATAATCGTAATAAAGCAGCCATGTTTCGTTTCAATCCGGGGAAGGAAGCCGTTGTTTTTCCACAGTCACATCCATACTACAAGGTTAAATCGAACATTCAGCCTGAAACTAAATGAAAAACGACTTCTTAAATCACGTATTAACAGATCTGAAGGTCGAGTTACTGGATGAGTTCGACCTGAATTTTGAACGCAAATCATTTTTCGGTAGTCCCTGGAAGGATGTGAAGTATCCATCCAAAGGTGGATCCATCTTGATGCGATCCGGGAACCTTCGAAGATCATTGCGTGCTCCCATAGTTGGGGATTCAATAACATTCTATTCCTCCCTGCCTTATGCCGCTATTCACAATGAGGGTGGAATGATAACAGTCACGCAGAAGATGAAACGTTACTTCTGGGCTATGTACTATAAGGCATCCGGTGCTGTTACGTATAATGTAAAGACACGTAAAGCAGCCAAAACCGCAAGGAACACTCGCCTATCGACGGAAGCGCAATTTTTCAAGGCAATGGCACTAAAGAAAGTAGGGTCAAAGATTAAAATCGACCAACGTCAATTCATTGGCCCTCACCGGCAGGTTGATTTGTGCGTTGAACGCGTCTTAGAAAAGAACTTAAAGTATTTACAAGAGTACATTTACCAACTTTTCAAACCATGAAAAAACTAATCGCAGACATCAAGGATCGCCTGGTGAACAAGGTGCAGACATTGAAATATATAGATGAAGATTGGGGACAATTAGACTATTATAACCCGAACCAACCAACCAAATGGCCATGTGTGCTCATTGATATCTCACAGGCAGTTTGGGCCAATGAAGGCAAACTGATTCAGCCGGGACTTGTCCAGGTATCAATCAGGGTAGCAGATATGAGGATATCAAACAGTAATATCAAGGCTCCGGAGGCTCAGCGAATAAATGCTCAGGGGATCTTCGATCAGATGACCTTCATTCACCAGGCATTGCACGGATGGACAGCCGACTCCATGAACGGGCCTCTGACGCGCACACTTACGCGTAAGGTGAAGCGTGACGATGGCATCAGGGAATTTGAGATGATATATTCAGTTCAACTGATCGATGATTCGGCAGCACCAGTGACGGCAGTTTATCCGATGACTCCTCCAAAAATAAGAGTAACTGTTGAAAGGGTTACAGCAGACTGAGCTGGTTGGATCTTGTGTTTTCTTCCTCTTTTAAGAGTTTATCCACAGGCGTGGAAAGGATGTTGTAAAGAGTAGATCGGCTCATAGGATAAACTGGTGTGATATGCTCACGAAAAACATGCGCAGTACTCACACCATCCTTTTTTTCACGAAGGTAAATGTCCAGCACCTTGCGCATTTGTAACAGCTTGTTCCTTCGATTGTAAGCCATATCACAAAGTTAAATACTTAATCCCACTATTCAAGTACGAGTTTTTAACAACAAAAAAGCCCGCAAATAGCGGGCCTTATAACAATTAACTTATAAATTAATTCACGTTAAAATTGAATATTTTCCATTTTACTATACATCGCAATCTCATATTTTAATAAAGGGGTTTTTGTGTACTCGTTTTTAAGTTTATTGAAACTCTCCATATCTCCCGAATAAAGAACTTCCATTTGACTTGAGAAAATAAAGATCTTATCCAGTGTCATATTAACCTTAATGAGTGGATTAAAAAATGTGTAGTTTGTTTTTACCACATAATAATCAACATCAGTGGCTAATTCATGTTTTCCAAGGTTGTTTATTCTCTCGTAAATCCATTTCCAATTTTTAGCTTTATTCCCATACTCCTGGGGATCCTTATTGGCCAACTCCTGATACTCTTCGAAATTCCTGCGAGCATTATTCTTAGCATCCATTTCAGATTCACCTTCTCCCCTGTAAAGTAGATACCAATTTGCGACCGACTCGCTGACTAATACGGTATCAATTGGTTTAATTTCATTGAACTTGACCTTGAGATCAATTCCCATAGCATCTTTGATTATAGAAGCCTTTATGGGATCCTCAAATTTACTTTTAGAGCTGCATCCAAAAAGGAGAACGATACTCAGTAAAATGGTAAGTTTTTTCATAGCTTTATTTTTAAATGAATAAATAAGTGGTTTCAAAATTAACAATTAACACGTTTGTCTATCAATTTCTGCCGTGATATAATCGACCACCGTCCTCTCGTATGATGCTTCTTCGGTCTTAATGTTACAAATCATTACCATTATTGCGGCAGCCTGAGAGATGTCAAGTTTTAACTTAATGCTGCTTCTTCGTGGAATATCCTTAAGCCTTATCTTCTTTTCGAAAACATTGAACAGGTTAAGCAAAACTACCTGTTCCCCCAGTGTATCTCCGGAAGAAAAAGAGAAATAATACCGTATGAGCAAACTTAAAGACTGCAATTGATGCTTATTCAGCTTTATTTCAACCTTCTTTAATAGAATTGCCAGCAAGTTGGCAGAATCACGGTGGTGAGGGATTAATTGTTCCATAATTCATCGCTTAAATAGGTTGTGGCATACTTTTTACGGGTTCCGGTAGGAATGTTCGAGAAATACTTTCCGATGAACCTAAAGGCCCTGTATTGATCCGCAGAACTCATTTTGTTCCACTGCTTCTCA